CATGTAATTTGAAACTTGGTTAATTAGTTCAGTAATAACCTGACCTCTATTAACGCTTGACTCCACAACCACATAGATATCAAAAGCTAAATCAATAACCTTTGCCACATCAATTTGTATATAGTCGTTTATCATTCTAAATTTAGAAAGATATGTTGCCAAATTTGTTTTTAAATTGTTTGATACTATTTGTGTTAATTTACCTGTTTGGTCATAAGACAATATTTGAACTGTTATTTTATTATTGTTTTCTGTAATTGCAACCTTTGCAGGTGCTCCAAATTTTCCTGGCATCGTATCAATTAACGATTTATAATCATTAACGGTAACTGCCCTTCTTTGTGCCGCAAAATTAAATGCGACCATGTTTCTAACTTCTTCAGTTGAGGGTGGGTTGGCTCCTCCAATTGCTGCAGTTACATTATTCACCACTAAAGAGTTTAACACATTAGAGTTAATAGAATCTGAAGGTCCATTAACCGCAAAATCAATAGTTCCTACTTGATTGATTACCCCTACACCAACATTAGACGCTAAACCACCTCCAGTTCTATACTGAACAAATATTGTGGTATTTGGTTGGACGGTAAGTCCAAGTCCAATATTGTTTTGGTAATTAGCCAAATCTAAATTAATACCTTGTTTTGCAAAATTAGCAAGTTGTATATTAGGTGTTGTTGTTCCTCCACCAAATTGTATTTTTAAAAAACCTTCAGGTGTGTATTCGGTAATAAATCTGTTTTCAGTTTTAATATATTTACCAACTTTTATACCCGCATTATCTACAGGTTTAGTCGGGTCTTCAATAAAAACAGTGTCTTCTGCCAATGCGTCAACTTCATACCATTTATTATTAGCGGTTAAAAACTCTCCATAATTTGGTACATTAGGGTAACTTGTTCCGTCTCTTTGTATTATCGCATTTACCCCCAATACGTTTCTTTCGGGTAAAAAGAAATTAAAGAATGGGACAACATCGGTTGCGTTTATAACTCTTTTAAAAACTTTTGTAGTTCCATTAACAACAACCTCTCTTTTGGTAATAATGTAATTTATAATTTTATTATTAGCGTCAAAAGTTGGAACTTTCGTTCTATTAACTTCACCTTCTTGATTGTATTGTGTTGAAAAATCAATATCATATACCGTTTCAAATGTAGTTCCTCCACCATTAAATTGCGACCCTGCCCTTAAAATCCCTAAATATCTATAATCTTCAGCATCCCCTAAAGGTGGAACTGTAATTGAAATATCTACCACAGCAACAGATGGTCTATACCCCGGTATTTTTAAACCATAAGTTCTTGCAATATTATAAATTGAAGATTTTTGTTGAGCATATTGTAATACCGTTTCTTGTATACTTCTATCAATATGGTAATGTAAGTTATCTGCGACCGCAGCATTCAAATCCATCAAAACCGAAAACACAGATGCGTCGTTAAAGTTTTGAATAAGTTCGGGGTAATACTGTTTAGTGTAATTTATTAACCCGTCTCTTATGGATTCAAAATCCCTATCCGTGTAATTAATTTTGTTATTTGCCATATTATATGTTGATTATCACAAACTGTCTACTACCAAAAGCCCTTGCGTCATTTGTATAGTCAATTTTTATTTTTGCACTGTACTCTGCAGTATTCGCTCCCGGTATGCGATAAATACTCGCTTGCCCCAATAATTCATAATCCAATTGTCCTGCAACATCACCACTATCGTTATATGATTCAACAGTAATACTATTAATTGTAAGGTTAGGAATGTATTTATCAACCTGTTCTTGGATTTCAGCCCTAATTTCTTCAAAGGTTGCGCCATCTAAAGGTTCAAAAATATATTCATACAATCTTGTTCCAAAATCAGGTAAAAAATATCTTGTTCCTCTTCGGGTCATAAGCAAATGTATTAGGTCGGTCCTGATTTCTTCATCAGTCGTTTCCGTCAACTTTAAGTAATTTCCCTTTTCGCTTTGTAAAAATGGAAAATGTATACCATATGTTATTCCGTTTGCCATATTAGATAAATATAGTGTCGTGATATTTTCAATAAATAGTTATTAAATAAAAAATCCCGACATAGTGTCGGGATTAGTGTCGTGATTAAGAAGAACAACCAAAACAATCGAAATCTGAATTTTCAGGTTTTGGTGGTAAATTTATATTTGAATAATCTACCGTTGGTGTTTCGAATTTAACTTTTGGTTTTTCTTTTTTTGACATATCCAAAGCTAAATGTTTTGCTCCCGTTGAAATAGCCTTCGTTCTAACATAATAACAAAGTGTTTTTAATCCTCTTTCCCATGCATGAAAGTGAGATGAGGTAATCTTTGATAATGTTGGGTTAGCCATGTAAATATTCATCGATTGGGATTGGTCGATAAATGGTGCTCTGTCGGCTGCCATATCAATAAGTTGTTTTTGTGAAATCTCCCAAATAGTTTTGTATTTAGGTATTAAATGTTCAATTCGTTTAACTTTTTTATTGTAATTTTTATCTTCACTATCTAAGTAATTATTGAAGTTGATATTCTGAATTGACCCTTCGTTGATGATTATTTCATTTTTCAAATCCTCACACCAAATACCAATTTTTTCAAAGTCATTAATAAGGTATTTGTTAACAATCATAATTTCACCACCCACAACTCTTCTATTAAATAACGCCGAGTGTGCAGGTTCGGTCATTTCAAATGAACCTGTAATCTTAGCAGAAGACGCTACCGGCATTTGAGCGGTGAATAATGAATTACAAATTCCATGTTCTTTAACATTTTCTTTTAACTTATCCCAATCCCACATTCCTGAAAGATTGTCTTCATTTAATCCCCACATATCATATTGGAAAATACCTTTTGACATTGGTGAATTATTGAAGTATGTGTATTGTTGATACTTACCTTCTTTACAAAGTTGGTTACTTTCAAAAATAGCGGCATAATAGATAGTTTCAAAAATATCTTTATTTAATTTTTTAGCTTCCTCTGATGTGAATATATAATCCATTAAATAGAATACATCGGCTAAACCTTGAGTTCCAATCGCGATTGCTCTTTGTTCTAAACCACCCTTTCTACCTTTTTCAGTTGAATAGTTATTAATATCAACAACTTTATTCAAAGCTCTAACAACTTTTCTAACTTCGTTAAATAACAACTCAAAGTTAAATTTACCGCCCTCAACAAAGTTTTTAAGGACCATAGATGAAAGAGTACAAATCGCTGTCGTCTTTTCGTCGGTATATTGGTAAATCTCATTACAAAGATTGGATTGTTTAATTACACCAATATTTTGATGATTGGTTTTTTTATTAGCATTATCTTTAGAACATAAATAAGGAACACCAGTTTCAATTTGTGATTCAATAATTTTACTCCAAATAGTTTGAGCAGATACTTTTTTACCTAACCCCATTTGAACTGCTCTATTATACATTTCTTCATATTCCTCTCCGTAACATTCTTGTAAAGGTTTTAAACCGGCCTTAATGATGTCATTAGGGCAAAACAAATACCAATCTGAATTATTTTTTACCGCTCTCATAAAGTTATCGGGAATCCAAATTGCTGTAAATAAATCACGAGCTCTTAATTCTTCAGCACCTGTGTTCTTTTTAATATCTAATAAATCAATAATGTCTTTGTGCCATGGTTCGATGTATATCGCAGCACTTCCCGGTCTTCTTCCTTGTTGGTTAAAGTATCTTAATGACTCATTAACAATTTTTAAATATTTTAACAATCCTCCTGCATAACCACCTGATGATGAAATTCTACTTTCTTTACTTCTGATGTTAGACATGGATAAACCAATACCTGCAGCGTCTGATGAGAATGTTGATATATCATTAAGTGTTCCAAGTAAACCGTCTCTTGAATCTGAATTATTATAATGTAATACACAAGAAGCAAGTTGGGGAACCTTAGTTCCAGCATTAATCATGATTGGGGTTGCCTTTGAAATCAATTGGTTGGACAACGATTTATAATATTCAGCGGCAGCCTCAAAAGAATCCGTAACCCATAAAGCAACTCTCATATACATATGTTGAGGTCTTTCAATTACTTGTCCGTTTGGTCTTTTTAACAAATACATTTCTTGTAATGAACGCCAAGCAAAGTAATCAAAATTATAGTCATTTTCATGGTTGATAACTGCGTCAATAGTGTCTTCACCATATTCTTTAATTGTTTCAATTAATTTTTCATTAACAACACCATCCTCATATAGTAACATCATAGTTTGTGAAAAACTATCATTTGTTTCTTTATGATATGATGAAATAGCAACTGATGATGCCAATCTGGAATAGTCGTGGTGACTACCAGTATATGATGCAGCGATTTCATATATCAATTTATCCAACTCTTTTGTTGTAATCTCACCCTCAGTTGGTACTGACGTTATCACTTTGATGAATATTTCATCGGAGTTTACGCTAAGGCTTTTTGCCGCACGTTTTACTCTATTGTAAATTTTTTGTGGGTTAAATGAAGCACTTTCCCCTCCTCTTTTATTAATTTTTAATGACATAGTTTATAATTTAAAAATCGTCTGTAAATGTTATGGTTTCGTTTAACTTCGCTTTTTGGTATTCAACTGTTCTAGACTCAAAGAAATTACCTTTTGTTTCCACAGCGATTTGTTCCATGAATTTAAAGGGTTGTTCAACGTTAAATTCTTTAGAACAACCTAACTTAACTAATAATCCATCAACAACAAATTCCAAATATTGTTTCATTAAATTAGAATTCATACCAATTAAAGAAACAGGTAGAGATTCTGTGATAAATTCTTTTTCAATTTCTAAAGCTGACAAAATAATTTCTTTTATTCTTTTTTCTGATGGTCTTTTTTCTACGTGATTATTCAATAAGTGAATTGCAAAATCACAATGTAAATTTTCATCTTTAAAAATAAGTGAGTTAGCGTTACATAGTCCTTGCATAATACCTCTTGATTTCAACCAAAAGATTGAACAGAATGAACCTGAAAAAAAGATACCTTCAACCGCGGCGAACGCAACTAATCTTTCAGCAAACGAAGCATTTTCAATCCACTCTAAAGCCCACTTAGCTTTCTTTTGAACTGCAGGTAATCTATCAATCGCGTTAAAACATTCATCCTTTTCTTTTGGATTATTGATGTAAGTGTCAATCAATAATGAATACATAAGTGAGTGAATGTTTTCCATTGCTAATTGCATCCCATAAAAGAATTTAGCCTCAGGGTATTGAACCTCTCTATAAAAGTTTTCGGCTAAATTTTCATTTACGATACCATCAGATGCCGCAAAAAATGATAAAACATTTTTAACAAAATATTGTTCATTCTCAGTAAGAGATTCCCAATCTCTGATGTCATTTGTTAAATCGATTTCTTCAGCGGTCCAAAACGCTGCTTGGTGTTGTTTGTAAAATTCCCATATATCATTGTGTTCAATTGGGAAGATAACGAACCGACCAGGATTTTCTGTTAATATTTTTTCCATAATAAAATTTAAATTAATTACTTTTTGATTCTTGTTCTTTCTGCTTTTTCTTTTCTAAAAGCTCTCGAACTCTATTTCTATTTTTTTCTTCTTTTTGTTCTTCTAAACCTAAGAACGTTACACTTTGTTCTGTGTCTATATCAAGCATTGCATTATCAAACTTACAGTTTTCAAAGACAATACCGTCTTTTCCAATTCTTGATTTTGTAATTGCTATCGTCGCTAAGTTCATTTCTTTTTGTTGTAAACTTTTAGCGACAGTTATAATTACGTGACCCACTTGTGCCTTTTTAATTGACCCACCCATTTGGTCTGTAGTAACAACTTCAGATGATATTGAATTTCTATTACCCTGAGTTGCAGTCCAACCGGCAATATCTAATTCATGACACATAGCCTCAAATGCTCTCATTACTGAACCTTCACTTTTCCACTCATCACTTAACATTTTATCAGGAACCACACAATCAATATAGTCTAAAATGATAACATCAATCTTTGTTCCTTCGGCTATCATTTTTCTAATTTGATTTTTTATTTGGTTCATTGTTACCGTATCCGAAGGTAACTTTTTCAATATCAACTTATTTTTCATAGTTGATTGAATGTGTCTAACTTTTTCTACTACATCATCTCTGTTTTCAGTTAAATCA